TCGGGAGACGGGTAGATCTTGGGAAACGCCTTCATGTCGCTCTTGGCCTGCTCTCGCGCTTCTGCGGGCAGCTTTGCCAAGGGATCGGGCTTGCCTCCGATTGCGAAGAAATCGCTTCCTCCATCGACAGCGGCATGGCCATTCGCCGCTGGCTTCTTGCCCCCGAACTTCTCCGGGAATTTCCGCCTCACTTCGGCCTCAACCGCCTTCATATTGTCCTCAAAGGACATTTTCGGGTTTTTGCGGCCGTGAAAGTCGCTGTACTTGATCGCGTATTCCTGTAGCTCGAAATCCTCATCGAACCACGGGTTTGCCGCTCGCCAAGCATCCTGTCTGGTGGACAGATCAGCATTGGGATCGATCTTCTCAGGCTCATCGGCCTTGGGTGCGGACTTTTCAAGATTTGTCCGTTCGGTTTCGAGCCGGTCGAACTCCGCTTCGTCGCCTGATACTACCGCCGCGCGCTGTTCACGCCTGACACGGGCCAATTCGGCAACATGTTGGCGCTGCTGGGCCTCGAATGTGGTCTTGTTAACCTTCTCGATGGCTGCCAGACGCTTGGCAAAGTCAGCCTTCGTTTCGTCCAATTCCTGCTTGAGCTTCTTATTCACCCTGCGGATGACGGGGATCAGTTCCTCGCCACGCCTGACGAAAGTTTCGGCGTCCAAAAAGACAGCAGGCTTCTTGTCGCCCTTGAACTCTGCTTCCGGTACCCAGCCCGAATCGCGGGCTTCCTGTTCGAAATCACGCGCAGGAGGAGCATTGTCCGCAGGCGCGTCGATTACAGCCTCTTCGACTGTGTTTTCCTCGGTCATGTCATTCCTCTATGGTGGCCAGACAATCCTTGTCGTTGATCAGGACGTATTCCTTGCCGTCCTTTCCCTTCACACGAACGCCGGCATATTTCGCATGGAGGATTTGCTGCCCTGGAGCAGGTTTCTTGCCGTCCCATTCTTCGGGAGTGGCGTAACTGAACGCGAGGTGGGAAAGCGCAACAATGCGCCCTTCCAAGGTCGCGTATTTCTCTTTGTCGATGGTCTCGATGGGAATGATGATGCTACCGATTTTGGCCTCGATGGGCTTGGGCTCGACCAGCACCTTGAATTCGGTCGGGATGATCCCGGACGTGTTAGGCATCGATATTCTCGTCCTCTGCTATTTGCTCAAATTCCAGATTGATTACCTGCGATAGTGCCCGCAGATAGCCGGCATCATGGGCCGCTAAAGGCTGGAGCGCCGCCCATTGGGCCGGGTCCGATCCCGTTGCCACCGACAGGCGCTGCTTCAAGCCCTGGTCCACCTCCGCCGATATCCGCTGGAGGCATTCCAGCACCCATTGGGTTGACGGGCTGTCCTTCCATGCCTGGAACGCTTCCTTGTCCATCGTTCGCCTCTTCCTGGCTCTGGAGGAATTGCAGGAAGGACTGATAGAGCGCGAGCTGTGTGCCTTCCTCCGCTGCCTCTGCGTCCGCTACGTTCTTTAGCGCCGCCGTTTCGTCCTTCATGATTTCGGCCTGCTGCTTCTTGACAGCCAGCATCGCAACGACGCGCTTCAGGATTTCCTCTTCCGGGTTCGGCTGCGGAGGAGGCACCATCAATTCGTCAACGTCCTCGATGTCGGCTGCCTCGAACACGCGACGGGTGGCCGCTATCTGGTCAACTGCCGGATTGTCGGCGGCAACCTCACGGATCAGCTGCGCCTTGTGGATGCGCTGCATCTTGGACACGCTGTTGGGGTCAGAAACCGGCAGGATGTCCATGGCTTGCGAATTGTAATCTTGGGCCGGGTCGAACTGCTGTTCGCCATCGAAAAAGGCGTTGTATCGCTCAGGATCGACGTACTGCGCATTCAGTTTCGCATGGAGCCGCAATTCGGCCTTGAGCGCCCTGTGAATGCGTTTGTAGATCGAGGTGAAGACCTGGAGCCCCTGCTCGATAACAGCCAGTGTGGTGCCTACAGGCGCGGTGGCAGGGCTATCCCCGGTCAACACATCCTTGATCGCGGCCACTTCCTTGCCAGCCTCGACCAAAAGGCCAAGAAGCTGGAACAGGACCGGGCTCGGACCATCATATTTGATCGGGAGAATACCGTCTTTCAGGTTGCCTCCCGGAACATTCACTACCCGCCACTCACCGGGCTTGATGCGGATTGCCTTTTCCTTGATGCCGAGTGATGCCGAGACAAGCCCGCCCTGGATATTCGCCAGATGGGCCGCATCCATCATCATGTTGAGCGTCGAATTGATCGACTCTCCGATGTCCTTCAGCAGCCAGCCAAAGCCCTGCCCGTAAAACCCGCCATCGGGAGACGGGAGAAACAGATAGCGGATGAAATAGTCGTTGCGGCGAATGGCGGCTATTTTCTCGCCATCATCGGCAACCTTGACCGATTCCGGGCCGAAATTGGCTGCAATGCGGCACACCTTCTGCGAAGCATGGTGAACCGTGACGACATAGGGCTCTGGATAGCCATCCTCATCAAGATCAAGCAACCTGTGTTGCTCAAGGAACAGCTGCGGTGCATCGCCATCCTGCGGATCGACCGTCTGTCGGGTCTTGTCGTCGCCTTCAGGCTCGGATGATCCGGCGTTTTCATAGTCGAACTCGATGAACCGGCCACCACGAATGCGCTCTGCTATCTCGTATGGATAGAGCCGCAATTCCTCAGTGATGCGCGGGACATCTTCCATCGATCGGGCAAAATAGTTCACGACCAATGCAGAAGCAGGGATAAGCCTGGACCGGTTACGCTTTAGCGCCGGATCGTACCAGACCTTGCGGAATACACAGCCGACGATGGGCAACTGCACCAGCATCTTGTCGGTGTCGTCCTCCCATTCCGTATGCTCGGAAAGAAGCTGATAGGACAGATGCTCCGATACGCGGTCGGCCTGTGCTGCCTTGGTGCCGTTGGGGTCGCGCCCGACAACCTTGCACCTTGCAACGCGGTCGCCCTGCACTACAGCGGGATAGGCACGGGCATTGAACTGGAGCGCCGCAACGGTCAGCAGCGGATATTTGATGTTCGACGCCTTGTCGAAAGGATAATCCTTCTGGTCCGATACCATCATGGCCAGATCCATGGCGTCGGCTATGCGTTCCTCCCATACCGTGCGGGAGTTCTTGTCGATCTGGTATTCCTCGATGACCTTTATCGCGATGGTGCCAAGCTTATCCTCGGGGAGAACAGCAGCGATGTTCGGGATTTCGGTCGCGATGACAGCCAGCTTTTCGAGCGGCGATAGCTGGGGGCCTGCGGCCTGCGCTTCGCCCTCAATTGGCTCTTCGTCTTGGCTGTCGTCTGTGGTATATTCGTCCATCAAAACAACCTTGTGAGCGATACAATGCTATTGTTTCCGGAATTAAACGACGACATGAGCCTAGCCGGCGAACGCCCGGCTAATTACGCAGACGCCGAACTCTCCTACACGTGCATAGCTTGCGATGAGGCATTCCCGCCGGATGGCGTCTTTTATTCCTGCGCAAATTATGACGAGAATGGCCTTATGCTTTGGGTTGATGGCGTAGTGACGTTTTGCGACACATGCATTCGGCAAGCCCTCGAACGTCGCAACGCTCTTAGCGTTGCTGCCTAATACCCCGTGATCGCAGAGCGCGTGTTGCGGCGTTCATAGCCATCGTCTTCGTCGTCTTCTGGTGCCAGTTGAGCAAACCGCAGCATCATCATTGCGTAGCGAGAGGCGGAAATGACATCATCCCGCTCCTTCACAATCTTGCCGTCCTTGCGGTGGTACATCCGGCGTTCTTCAAGCCAGTCCGTGCACGATGAAAACACGCGCCAGCGGCCCGTAAGCATCCTGTCCAGCATCTCGGCAACGCCCGCTTCAACGCCATTGCCACCATCAAGAAACGTTGCCCGCTCATAGGTCATGTTGAGACCCTGAGCGCGATACAATGCCGCTAGCTGTTCCCCTGAGCCCTTGTCATGCTGCAAACCGTCATGCGGCCAAGCCACAGGAAGCCAAGTGCCCCAAGGCTTGATTGCTGCTGCGTGAACAATCGGCGTTGTCTGGCGCGATCTATATTCGCCTGTGACGTAAATCGTATCGGTGTCCCTGTCCCATGCGAGACGGGCAGCACCGAACGGATGGTCGTAACCAAAATCAACACCGATAATCTGAGGCCAGATCGGCGGGATAGTGAATGGCTGGCAGATGATTTCTTCCTCCAGAACGGGGAAGATCAAGCCGGAGCCTAGTGTCGGGATGCCCTTCGTCCGGGCTTCGCGTTCATGTGCCGGATAGCCGTCGATAATCTTCTGGCGTTCTTCCTGCGTAAAGTGTTCCGCGTCCTCAATCGTCATCGTGATCGTGATGCGGTCGGGGCTATCCTCCAGCAGGAACCGGGCAACAACCGATGACATGCCCTTGAGCGGGGTAAACGTCACCATCACCGAACCCTTGGTGGCGTTGGTTCTGGTGATGCCCTCGAAATACACATCTTCAGGCGGTTCTTCGTCAAACCAGACGAAATCAACCGTGTTTGCCTGCCACTTGGAGCGGCCCTGATCGTATGACTTGAGGTACAGCGTTGACATGCCACCAGAGACATGCCGGACGGTCACAGTATCCAGCGCATTGGAGACGCCCATGCGGCGTGTCCTGGCAACGATAGCCCGCTGCGGGATAAATCCCGTGCCCCATTCCTCTTCGCGGTCTGGTGGGCCTATCAGAAGCCGCTGAACACCATCGCGCGTCAACTCAGCCGATTCAGATCCCGCAATGAGAATAACCGGCTTGTCGAAGCGGCGACCCTCCCACCAGTCTGGATATTCCCCGGTGAGGTGCATCGAGCATTCAGCAGCGCCGCCAAGCGTCTTGCCAAGCTGATTGCCCGCCATGAACAATCGCTCACGATGGGCTCCTGCCGCGTGAAACTCTTTCTGCTTGGCGTAGGGCTTGTAATCGCGAAGCCGGTTAGTGCGCTGTCTCCGAGCCTGTTCCGCCTGGAACTTCTTCAGAAGAGCCGAGCGCACTTCTAAGGGCATCGATTGCACTGTCGAGTGTATCGTCATCCATATCGTCCAATCGCTTGGATACGTCTGCCGTCATCGTCACGGGCTTGCCGAAGCCGCGATCAATGATTTCCTTGGCCGCAACGATCCGCGTCTTGGTGTCGTCGTCGTCCAGTGCAGCGACTAGAACCTCCAACGCCTTGTCGGTATGCTCACGCGCCTTGGCTGCGATGCCCTTGGGACGACCACCGGGATTGCCTGACTGGCCTGGCTGGAACTTCTTTGCGTTTGGGATCATGTCTGTTTCCCGTCTGTTTTCAGACGATGCGCAGGTCTGTTGACATCTGTTAACGGCTGCTACTCGTCGGACCAGCGGACATAACCAACCGGATCGAGTTCATAGGCCGCATAGAGTGGGTCGCCGTATGAATCGAGAATGCCTGTCGGGTATGGCGTCGGGTCTGTCTCGAATACCGTTCGGCTGAGATAGTCCTCTGCGTCCGGGTCGTCGTATCTGTCAGCCATGCGTGGGTTGAGACGCATCGTGAAATAGCGCTTGGCCATGATGCGCTCCGGTAGGGCTTGCCCAAAATCCAAACCATTGCGATGCCGGGCTGCGATTTTGTCGAAATAATTTGGATTACACGCTTGACGCCATCCAAATTTCTGCTATGTTTAGGTCATCAACAAGGGAGTTACGCAGATGACCTACACCGCTTACGAAACCAAGAATGGCCAGGCAGTTAAGGTTCTTCGCACCGGTTCTTACGAGGCCCTGCGCGCATGGGCAGACAAGCAGGAGGCCAAGCGGTACACCGAAACGCAGGTTCACAACCCGATTTGGGTTGACGCGGTAATCCATTCGGTGGCGCGCTAATGCGCCCCGAAGCCTTCAATGCTTGGCTCGCTGACATGAAGTCGGCGGGCCTTGCCCGTTCAGATGCAGAATGTGGCCGGCTTCTTGGCGTTACCGCGAACACCGTCCTTGCCTTCAAGAGCAAGGGAGCGGATCTGCGTACCGCCTTGGCCTGTACAGCGCTCCTGCATCGTATGGAGCCTTATGCGTAGGGCTTGCCCGTCCCGCTCCCTGTTGCCTAATGCGGGCTGTTGTGTGTGGAGTTCGAACGGGCAATGAGTGGTCAGCGGCGGGGTGGCAACTTCCCGCATCTCTTGGTGTCAGTCCCAGATCAAGGGCCAATCACGACGCTGCAGCGCCGGACACTTACTAACCGGGCGAACCGGTGCGGTGGAAGCCCGTTCCACCCTCGCTGATTGGGGAATTCAGGACGCAGAAAGGAAATTCGGGCGCGGCGTCAATAGACGCAACTATCGCCAATAACGAATTGATTACCACCATATGCCAGAAGGGTCAAGCCGCATTTTCAATATTTTCAGAGGTAATGGAGATGGACCGCGCAAGCCTTCAGGTCATGGTGCAGCACCGCCGCCATGTCCCTTGGGGCCGCTTCGAACCTGTCGGCTATCTCAGTTACCGTCTGACCTTCGACACAGTATGCAGTGAGCCTGTGTGTGGACAGGTGGCCCAGCTTGATTAGCAGAGGTTTTAGCTTATCCAATGCCATGACACGGCCATCGGGAAGGCCCTTCCATGATCCGCCTCCTTCAGCCAATAGATCTGGAGATGATGCAGACGCGGCGCCAGCCCGTTCCCATAGCGATGCGTACTCGATTCCAGCGTGATACAGGGCTGTCAGGCCCTTTTCCTTGCCACGAGCATACCGCCATTCAAACGAGCCTGTACGGCATCGCATTGACCGCTTGTCGGTTCGCGTCGGGGATATGCGAACATCTGCCTCTGATTCAATCGTGCCGTCATATCCTGGCGTATAGACGGGCTTTCGCTGTCTCGCGAGCTTCATTCAGTCGTTTCCTGCTTTGGAGAGAGCGCGGGTCATCAGAGCATCGCCAGAATTGCGATGGCAACGATCCACCCCCATCCGTCATTGCCCGAATAGGCCACGGCCGCCGCGCCTACTATGCACGCGCAGATGATAATTGTTTGCCCGGTCATCTTGGTCATGTCTTCTCCTTGCGTATGGCGGTGGCGATGAACTCACCCTCGCTCACGAAATAGTCGTTATTCTCCGCAATCTTCGCCGCCTCTTCGAGCGTTGCATTCCGGGTGGCGTTGCGCTCGGATAGGAGGGCTTGGGCGACGGATTCGACCATCTCATGCTCTGCAACCATCAAAGCCCGAATTGCCGCCGCTGTGATATCCTCCGGTATAGCGGTCATGAGCCTGTCTCCGGGGTGGTGGGTTGATGGGCGCTCGGTCCCTGGCTTGAGAACGATCCGCGCGTTGGGCTGAATTCATCCAAAACAGTCTCGACGAGATGCCGAATAGCGCGCGGCTTAACTACCCCATGGTCAAGGAAGCCGTTGACGATGTTGAACCCATATTCGTGGACAAGTTCCCGAATGTCCGGCGATAGCGCGTCAATTCTAGCCATGCGCCTGACTCGCCTATCTTGGAACTTCGCAATGAATGCTGCGTCTTCCATCAGTTCTCTCCCTTATGAGCCATCAGCGGGCCACCCGGAGCGTTCGGCCCATCCGAGCCCGCTTGTCGACATAAACGTCCCGACCGTGCATCACAGACGTGTGATCGCGAGACAGATACCGGCCTATTTGCGGGAGAGACTTTTCAGTCCGTCTTACCGCCCAATAGCAAATCGCCTGCCGCGCAAACATGATGTTCTTGGCGCGCCGATTGCTGACAATTTCCGCATGGGTAATGCCCGTTACGCGACATATCCGACGAGCCACTTCATCGATTGTCATTGGCCGGATAACGCGGGGCTTCTGGACCTGTTCTTTCTCAAGAGCCCACGCAGAATGGAGAACCCGCAAGGCTTCATTCGCCCGCTTGATTGATTCCGTGGCTTCCTGACGCAGGACGGCAAGGCGTTCCTCTGCGGCTGCAATCTCAATGCGCCTTGCCTCGCATTCGCGCTCCAGGCTGTCACGCTGCTGACGCAGAATGCGGGCGTCTTGTGCTGGCAAAACCCGCGCATTCCGCATTGTGTTTCGATATGACGCTACAAACATGGTGAACTCCTCAATGCACTTCCCCTGGAGCCGTCATGCCCAGACGCTCATAGACGCGCCTAGCTATGGCTTCACGGTCCTCTCTGGCTTGTTCAGGCTGGATAATGGGCTTTGGAGGGGGGGCTGTGCGCTTGGCCTCACGTTCGGCTAGACGG